GGTCATGGTTGATCGACTGGTTCGCTAATATCGGATCAGTGATGGAGAACCTAGGTTCTCTTCACATGTCGAATATCATCCTGAACTACGCCTATGCAACCTTCCGCTGCGAAGCGGCATCAGGAGCATGGCAGAGACCTGTGATCAATTCCACGATGAAGGCGCTTTCGGGCAACTTCATCACTCAGTACGGAATTGACCACAAGGTAAGGCTGAAGGCCTCACCTTACGGTTTCGGCACAGCCCTCGGTTCGCTTAACGCGAATCAATGGGCTGTCCTAGTCGCTCTCGGGCTTGCTCGGGCGCGATGATCACTCACAACTGAAAATCAATTCAATATAGGAGGAACCATGGCATTCGCCGATCCCCAGTCTGTCACGATTGGGACCACCCCTGGTGTCGTTAGCTTGCCCCGTGTGAACGGGGTTGGAGAGCTCGGTAAGTTCTCCAACTACGACGCCAAGACCGTCCTCACCATCGGTACTACCTACGGTAAGAGGACGCGCCACACGGCGCGTCTGACCTACTCGAAGGTTGTTACCGATCCACTCATCGCCACGACTAACGTCCTGGTTCTGGGTGGTATTACGGTGACAATCGATGTGCCTCCGTCGGGCTTCTCTGCAACTGAGCAGAAGGAGCTCGCGCTGGCACTGTTCAACCACCTGACCGCCTCTTCCAACGCAGCCCTTATCAAGCTGACCGCTGGAGAGAACTGATGTCTCCGACGCTCCTCTGGATGATGTTGATCTTTCTGACAGCATCCATCAGTGGCGTCTTCGGTATCATGGTCACTTACGCATTTACCTCGCGTAAGTCGGTGAATTGACAGACTAGCCCCCGGAAGGTCCGGGGGTTAGGTGCAAGTCATAGTCTGGATCACTGCTTCCTGAAAGGAGAACAGTATGAAAAGCCAGTCTGACCTCCATGTAGCCGTCCTCAAACATCAAGGACGGCTACTGGGCGTTGACACCTCACACGACATCGCAACATTGATGTCGTCAATCGAAC